GTTTCTTGATGTCACCGAGGGAACCCCGTGGATCCAGTCCGTGCTGGGCAAGCAGAGCTCGGACATCTACAGTCTGGCCATTCGCCAGCGCATACTGGAAACCCAGGGCGTAAACGCCATTCAGGCGTTCGATACCACCCTTAACAGCTCATCCCGCCGCGTGATATTCACCGCGACAATTGACACCCGCTACGGGATCACCACCGTCACAAGCGAGGCATAATGGCACTTAATCTCGACACGCTGGGGTTATCCGCACGGGTAACTGACCAGGGGATCAGCGCGCCTGATTATCAGGCAATTCTCGCTGACATTACTGGCTACTTTCAACAGATCTACGGTACGGATGCGTACCTTGAGCCGGACAGCAAAGATGGGCAGATGGTAGCGCTTGTCGCACTGGCGGTACATGATGCCAATAACACGGCTATTCAGGTCTATAACTCCTTCTCGCCAGCCACCGCCATGAGCGATGCCCTGACGCGTAACGTTAAAATTAACGGGATCGTACGTAAGGCGGCTACTCACTCGACCGTGGACGTTACGCTCACTGGTCAAACGGGAACCACGATTACTAACGGGTCCGTCAAGGATACCCGGGGCATTGCCTGGTCTCTACCCGCCAGCGTCACCATTGGCAGCGGCGGAGCCGTGACCGTCACCGCTACCTGTGCGACCGCCGGAGCTGTGGAGGCGCTAGCGGGCAGCATCACTCGCATCGCCACTCCCACGCTGGGCTGGTTTACGGTATCGAACCCCATGTCGGCCACGTTGGGCGTTGAGGCAGAGCGGGACGCACAGATCCGCATCCGCCAGGCGCAGAGCGTGGCCATTTCATCCATTACCCCCTTCGAGGCGCTGGAGGGGGCGATTGCGAACGTGGCCGGGGTGACTCGCCATAAGCTGTATGAAAACGATACCGGCGTAGCGGATAGCAACGGGCTACCGGCGCACTCTCTGTCGGCGATTGTTGATGGGGGTGACGTGACGGCGATTGCGCAGACCCTGCGCGGCAAGAAGGGGCAGGGGGTCAGCACGTTCGGATCGACTTCGGTTACCGTTGCCGATCTCTACGGCAACCCGCACGTTATCCGCTTCTCGCGTTCAACCAACGTGCCCGTTTACGCGGCGATAACGCTAAGCGTCTTTCCGGGCTACACCACCCAGGTAGGGGAGCAGATTAAACAGGCTATCGCCGACTACGTGAACAGCCTGAGCATTGGCGATGACGTGCTGCTGAGCCGCGTGTACTCTCCGGCTAACCTCGGCGTCGTCAGTGGAGGGAGCAGCCGGTTTTACGACATCAATTCGCTGCGGATTGGCCGATCGGCCAGCAGCGTGGCGGCAGCGAATATTGCCATTGCCTATAACGAGTCGGCTTCGTGCAGCACGGCCAATATCGCGATAACGGTGGCGTCATGAGTAAATACACCGAATTCATCACCAACTATCACGCCACCCGGCCTCGGTTTATGAACCATATCGACCTCAGTACGCGGCCGCTGATTGACACCTCGGCTGCGGTCGCAGGCCTGATTGAGGCGTTTGACATTGACCAGGCGACAGGCGCGCAGCTCGATATTCTGGGGCTGTGGATCGGCAGGTCGCGGCAGGTTAGCGAGCCGATATCCGGGGTCTACTTCTGCTGGGATACCGATGGCTTAGGGTATGAGCAGGGCGTATGGCAAGGACCCTACGATCCCGACGCGGGCTACACCACCCTTAGCGATGAGACCTACCGCATCATTCTGAAGGCCAAAATCGCCATCAACAGCTGGGATGGGCAGAACGAATCGCTGCCCGCCATTCTTGATGCGGCAACCGCTGGCTCCGGGCTGCGGATGCAGATTGTCGATAACCAGGATATGACCATCGCGGTATGGGTTTTTCCAGAGACCGATATAGCAGACGTCTCGCTGGAGCTTATTGCCGCTATCAAACAGGGATATTTAACCGTCAAGGCCGCTGGCGTCTGGGCTGGCGATATTCTGACACCATCCATTCTCACACCATCCGTTGGTTCGAAATTTTTCGGCTTCGACATGGATAACGACTATATCGTCGGCTTCGATAGCGGCGCATGGGGAGTAAAACTCTAATGGCAACAAATGACTTTAAGCCCTTCGCAACAGGGGCAGGTGCTAACGTAACGGCGCAGGCAGAGTGGGCATCGCTCCCGGCGCTGTTTACCGGTTTTCAATCTGGCAAAGCCTCCAGCGCGCAGGTGAATAAAGCGATTCGCCAGGCCAGCTTTATTTCGGCGGCTATGGCGCAGTACGTCACCAATAAAACCGGGCAGGACGTGCTGGACGACGGCGACATGGCTGGGTTCATTGCCAAGCTGGTGAGCGGCCTGGGGAAAGATTTCCAGCCCGCGGACGCCACGCTGACCAATCTTAGCGGGAAGTCAGTGTCCGGGCTTCTCTCATACCTTGGTTTTCAGGAAGGGACCAACTGGTCAAAGACACCCGGCGGCTTAATCGTTCAGCGAGGAACCTTCGGTTATAACGTTGGCATCACTGAAACCAACGTGACGCTACCGCGCGCGTTCACAACGAATAAATATATTGTGGTAATGACGTGGAGTGACCGAAATTTCGGTAATTCCACGACCAAAACGGATCCAGCCGCTGTGGCTACCGTTGCCACGACTAAAACCACAACCGGGTTCCAGGCCTGGCAGGCTGGGGTCGGCGGATACAACGTTGATTATATTGCGGTGGGGTATTAAGTATGAATTATCTCTATAGCCCGTCAGCGGGCGGATTTTTTCCACTGTCGGATAAAGACATTTTTATTGCGGCTAATCTGTGGCCATCAGACGGCATCGACATTTCAGAAAGCGAGCACGATGCTCTGTTTCCTGTACCAAACGATAAAATTATTGGGTTGAAGAACGGCAAGCCAGCATGGATCGACTTACCGCCACCCACTGACGCGCAACGCATTGAGCAGGCGGAACTGTATCGGCAATTACTGTTAAAACAGGCTGACGATATGACCGCTGACTGGCGAACAGAACTGCTATTAGATGAAATCAGTGCTGTAGACAGAGAAAAACTCTCGGCATGGATGGCCTATAAACGGGAGGTAAAAGCCGTGGATATCGCTACGGCTCCTGAGATTACCTGGCCAGCTCTTCCGGCCAGTTAAACGTCGCCCAGACGCGGGACACCGCGCGGCGGGGCATGACACGATGACTGCCCTGGCGAGGGCAGTCCCTACCTGAGAATGATTCTTAAGGCTGGCAGAAACGGGGAGGCAGGCTACAATGTCGAGGATACCTTTTTTGCCCGCATAGATCTTTCACGGTATCGCCATAACGAAAGCCGCACGATCGCTGTGGAGAATACGAGCATGAAATCAGGGTCTTACAGATGAAAACCCTGTACATTGCGGGCGAAATTGTTTAGCGTCGTACCGTTTTAGAATATCCGGCAAAAGAAGCAACTGGCACAGATATGAATAGATTTAATGACAAAAGATTGACCGATATTGTGCTGGGAGAAGCCATTCTTGCTCTTTTGAGCGAAGGCGATCCCATAACGCCATACAGCCTGATGGAAAAACTTCAGCTTATGGCCGTCTCAGAAAAAATGGCGTTCAGAAAGCAGGCGTGTACCAATGCCGTCGTTGAGGTGCAAAGCAGCCTTATGGCGCAATCCTCGGAGTACAGCAGCTTTCAGACAGGTAGTGACTATCCTCCCAGCAGTAAGATGATCCACTGATAGCCTGAACGCGACGTCTATCCGCACTCGTTTCCACAGAAAGTCCGCCGCAGGGATCATCGTACCCTGTCGGCGATGGCGCGCATGGCCATAGCATAGTCCTGTTTACGCATGCCGTCAGCGGTCTGCTCTGCCTGATCCTGCAGAAACGCCATCATGTTTTGTGCCTGCAGCGGTGTACCAGTGTTCAGCATCTGTGACGCCATCTGTCCTATTAGCGCGTGAATATCGTCACTGCTCTCAAGCTGTAAATTTTCCAAAACGTTTACTCCGACCTGTCCTTAAGGGATGGCGTTAATCAATTTCTGCCGCAGCGCGGCTACCCTCACCGTCAGGTCAGACAGCTCTTCAATGGGCGTATCCATCACGGAAATCATATCTGCCGGGACGCCGGCAGCGCGGATCTTTAACGCCTCTCCCTGCTCGGTGAGCGAGATCAGAACCTTGCGCTCATCGCGGCCCACGTCACGCCGTCTGCTAATCAATCCCGACTCTTCAAGCCGCTTCAGCAGTTGGCTCAGGGTACCGGAGTCGAGCTGCACGCGCGCACCAATCTCAGAGACCGTCACGTTATCCTTTTCCCATAGCGCCAGCAGAACCAGATACTGCGGGTAGGTCAGCCCCAGAGGTTTAAGCCGCGACTGGTAGAGCTTAGTCATGGCCAGAGAAGCAGAGTAGAGGGCGAAACAGAGGAACTGATCCACTGTTACAGGTGCTTCGCTCTGCGGCGGCATGCCACAGGCCTCGATTTTATCGTGTTCCATCTCGTCACTATTTTCAGTCAGAGTTCGGTTTAGAAACAGCAAGCTAACCGTCTCGTTACATGGATGTAAATATTGATCTAAATACAATTGATGTCAATTTAATATCCTCTTTGCCGCCCTTAATTGTTATGTTATAACATAAATAAAATAACGCAGGGTGAGCAAAATGGCAGAAACGAGTATTCAAACAGGCGAAGAAAAAAGATTACCGGTCACCGTACTGTCCGGTTTTTTAGGCGCAGGAAAAACCACGCTGCTTAACCATATCCTGAATAACCGGGAAAGCAGGCGCGTCGCGGTGATCGTCAATGATATGTCCGAGGTCAATATCGATGCTGCGCTGGTCAGAGAGGGTGGAGCCGAGCTGTCACGCACCGACGAAAAACTGGTGGAGATGAGTAACGGCTGTATCTGCTGCACGCTGCGGGAGGATCTGCTGGTTGAGGTGAACCGCCTGGCGCGAGAAGGGCGGTTTGACCAATTGGTGATCGAGTCCACCGGCATCGCAGAGCCGCTGCCGGTGGCGGAAACCTTTACCTTTGCCGACGATGAGGGGCGAAGCCTCGCGGACGTCGCGCGCCTCGATACTATGGTTACCGTCATCGATGCGTTTAATTTTCTTAACGACTACGGCTCTGAAGAGAGCATCCACTCCCGGGGTGAGTCGTTAGGGGAGGACGATACCCGTAGCGTGG